CGAACACGTCAAGAGTAAGTTTGCAATGGTACCCGCGCCAGAGTGGGAGATCGCAACGTTCTTACCAACCGCGAAGTTCGAGAAGGCAAGTATCAGCGCAGTCTATAAAGACTCCAGACAGAAGATATCAGACTAATGGCAGGCATAGAAGAATTAAAAAGTAAGCTAATCTCCAAAGGCGGATTAGCGATGAATAATCAGTTCCTGATCAACCTTCCGTCAATGGGCGGAACGGATGGACGTACGATGAATGTCCTCTGTAAAGAAGTAACTTTGCCTGGGAGACAAATACTTACGCTTGATAGACCCGTCGCGATGGTTCAAGAAAAAGTTGCGAACGGATTCGCAACAGAAGACGTATCTATGACGTTTTACGTTACCAACGATTATGCTCCTAAAAAGTATTTTGATAAGTGGAACTCTAAAATAATTGTAAGAGAAAATGGACATTTACACGTTGGGTACAGAGAAAACTACTCTGAAGATATTATTATACGGCAATTAAAAAAACCTGTCGCCAGATTTGGTTTTGATTTAGGTCCTTTAGATTTTAACCTAGATGTTCTAGGCAAATCTATATACAGTATAAAACTGATAAACGCATTCCCAACGTCAATAAGCTCTATCCCGTTGAGCAGTGATCAAGATCAGATTGTTGAATTTTCTGTACAGTTTTCTTACACTGATTGGGAAGTAATAGAGAATGAAAAAGATGGATTGGTTCCAAGTATAGGTCTCAATCTTGGTGGTTTAATTTAAATTATAGGATACATCATGGCATTACCAAAACTAAACTCGTCACCGGCATATGGAATGACAGTTCCGTCCAGTAAACAGAACATCACATATCGACCATTTCTAGTTAAAGAACAAAAGAATCTATTGATTGCGCTTGAGTCTCAAAATCGCAGAGATATCCTCAGATCGATAATTCGCACCATCGAGTCTTGCGTAGAAGAACCTTTGGATCATAAATTGACGACATTTGACGTAGACTATATGTTTACCAAGATTCGTTCTAAATCGGTAGGAGAAACTTCTAAGGTAAGCGTTTCTTGCAGTAATTGCGGAGAGCAAAATGAAGTTTCTGTAGAGTTGGACAATGTAGAAGTTACTGGAGGATTATCTCCGGCAGATGCTATCGTGTCAATTACAGATGAAGTATCTGTAAGAATGAAATATCCAACATACGATGAGTTTCTTTTGAACGAAAATTTGTCGGAAAGTTCTACAGTAGCTGAAGCTCTCATGCAGTTAATCATTACTTGCATGGACTCTATTATGACCGAAGAAGAAAATATTTCGGTCAGAGATGAAACTAACGAAGACATTATGTCTTTTTTAGAGTCGATGACTTCGAGTCAGTTCGAAAAACTTTCTGATTTTGCGAATAACATTCCCAGTCTTACAAAAAACGTAGAGTTTAAATGCGAGTCTTGTGGCACTGATAACAATCACGTACTAAGAGGACTCGACGATTTTTTTTAGTAAACCTCTCTCATGAAACGTTGACGAACTATTATCAAGTCAACTTTCAACTAATGAACAATTTCAATTACTCGTTAGATGAAGTTGAACACATGATGCCTTGGGAGAGAGAAATCTACTTGACTTTACTAGTAGATGACATAAAAGAAAAAAACGAAAGGGCGAAACGAAAAGGTTTATAAATGTCTTTAGCTGATCTATCAGAACAATTAAAAAAAGCAAATGAAGATCGAACAGAATTATATGTCGATGTGTATGATTACATCAAGGCAGTAGTTCATGATACTCCTACGCTCAAAGAATATAGATTAGAGTTGATGGATACAGCTCAAAAAATAAAAGCTGTCACGCCCGAGCCTGGAGACCTAGCTGAAGAAAAGAGCGATAAGAAAAATTTTGATAAAAGAATGTTAGACACCCTTGTGGAAATCGCAGCCAACACTAAGGGCGGCAATAAAGGTGATGGTTCAAAAAAACAAGGTGTATTCTCACACGCACTAGCCGGTGGTTTAGGGTTTATGGCTAAAGGTATGGGGGCAGGTGTTGCTCTTGCGTCACTTGGTGCCGGACTCGGCGCATTGTTTGCAGGTCTTGCCCTTGCAGACGCGGCAGGTAACTATCTTAAGATAAATGGTCAAGCCCTTAAGACTCAAATAGTAACTTTAAGTCAAGCGTTCTCAGAAGCACCAAAAGACGGCCTAATGATACTGGGAGGAATTCTTGCCGGCACCGGAGCGTTCGGTGCTATATTCGGAGGAAAGGCGTCACGTAGAGCTGGTGGCGGCATGGCCGCACTCGGACTTGGTATTGGAGGATTCTTCGCAGGTCTTGCGGTGGGCGATAAAGCGATGGCTTGGATGAATGTTGATGGGTCTAAACTTAAGTCTATGATGATCAATCTCGCCGAAGGTTTGAGCGCGTTTAGTGGAGGTCAGTTAGCGGGGTTAAGTGCACTTTTGGCTGTGGGCGGAATATTTGGCGCATTGCCGAAAGGTATGGGTTTGAAGATATTAGGTAAAGCTGCGCTCGGTATGACTGCGATTGGTGCGGGTATTGGAGGATTCTTTGCAGGCCTTGCACTAGGCGATAAGGCGATGTCTTGGATGAACGTTGACGGATCCAACCTTCGTGATATGATGATCAACTTGGGTAAAGGTCTGACTGGACTTACATCCCCCGATTATACAAAACTCCTAGGGTTTCCAGCGATAGCAGCCACAACAGCTGCTGGTATCGCCGCCCTGACTTTTGCGAGTAGTGTGGACGGTATCGGTAAGATTTTTGAGGGCGTCACTAGATTCGTAACCGGAGACACATCTTCCGTGTATGAACGTATAACCGAAGGATTGAAAAGTCTCGAAACCGTAGACCTTTCTAAATTAGAAAAATTTGATCCGGCATCAAATGCCGTTTTAAAAATGACATCCGCGTTATCTGAACTTTCAAACACAGACTTTAACTTTAGAAATACAAAAAAAGAAATAAGCGAGCTTGGTGAATTAATCGCATTGACCCTTCCTATGTATGAAGCAATGTATGAGGGCGGGAAATCTAAGACTCCAAAAGGACAAGAACTAGAATTTAAGCCTGGATTAAAAAATATACCTAATGAGACGTTTAGCAAAATAGATTCCATCTTATCGATCAATGACGCATCAAGACAAGCATCACCAACATCTTCTAGTAACATGAGTTCCCTGATAAAAGAAAATGATGAAACTAAAAACGCTCCACAAATTGTCGCCATAGATAATAGCACGTCGAACGTCTCTAGTGGCGGTGGTGGAGGCGGTACTTCTATCGTGACCGGAAACTTAACATCTACTGACCCTCAAGACCCATACGTAGGAACACGCAGATAAGAAAAAGGGGACTTGATGTCCCCTTACTTTTTACTTCAAATATGTTTCAATTTCAGTCTGAATTCTCGATTTGTTCCAAGATTTACGAACCGTAACTCCATTCCTCTCAGCAGTCTCGATTAACTCATTTTTTGATAAGTTTTCCAGATTTGGTCGAGGGGAAGGGATAGGTCTAGGAGAAGGATCGGGTTCAGCGGGACCAACCCTAGTCGTCTTCTCTGGCTTGCTTGATGCTGATCGGTAGATCAGACCAAACACAACCAGTCCCGCAAGAGCTAAAATAATTGCGTTAGTATCCATGTATCAGTCCTCCGCTGCCATTTGTGCGAAGTACGACAGAGTGTCGTCTTCTTCGGTCGCGACCGCTGCAGGGGCAGGGGCAGGAGCGGCTACGATTGTTGGTTCAGATGCAGTGTTCCAAGGCGGTGCTTCTTCAGCACTCGCTAGAGCCTCGTTCTTAACAGTAGAACCCGCACCTGTTGCAAGACCCAATACGGTCTCCAACTTCGCCTTTAGTTCGTCATAAGACTTGAACCAGTTCGCGTCGTGTGCGTTAGGGTAGTTAGGAACTACAAACTCGTTCAGGTCATACAGAGAATTGTACACCGCTTCGAGTTGTGTTTCGTCACCGTTCAAAAACTGAGATGTGCTTTTGAAGTCAGACTTATCATAGTTGCGATAACCCGCGACGTTGCGGATCTTCAACTCGAAGTCTGCGCCACCCCAGAAATCAAATGGGTTTACCGGAGTCTCGCCAGGAAATTCGGGTTGCATCTGATCCATAATTTTATCAAAGATCTTCTTGCCGAACTCATAGATGAACGTCTTACCGTTGTTCGCTGGGTTCGCGGGATCGTTGATCACTTGGATGTTAGTGACGTAGTGTAGACGACGCTTCTGGCGACGTGCAGTCTCTTTGTCTTCTTCGATGCCTGAGTTCCACAGACGGGAGTTCAACTCACCGACTGGATCATTCTGACCAAGAGTCGTGAGTGATCGCTCGATGTACCACTGACCAGTTGGTCCCTTAAACGCGTGATCCCAGTAGCGA